TTGCTGATTTAAAACAAATAGCAAAAGAATTAGTTAAAGCATCAAAGATGCACAAAGGTCAATCTGAAAGAGTATTAAAGCATGCTGAGTCAATGAAAATGGAAGATGGTGGAAAAATGTACGGACCATCACATAACAATGGAGGCATTGATATTAATGTGGAAGGCGGAGAGTATGTAATTAAAGAAAAGTCAGTCAATCCTAAGACGGAGGCTGTTTTGGAATATATCAACGAATATGGTAAATTACCAGTGCAAGATGCACGTAAAAGGGGGAAGAAATAATGCCAAAAGTAGGAAAAGGAAACAAAGCAGTAAATTATCCATATTCTGAAAAAGGAATTAAGGATGCTATGGCTCACGCAAAAAGAACAGGCGAGTCTGTAGAAATGGAAAGTGGAGGAATGATACCTCAGTATGGACATGGTGGAATGGTTAAACCTATGATGCCAATGTATGGACACGGTGGAATGGTTAAGCCAATGATGCCAATGTATAAACATGGTGGGAAAGTAATGCCTAAATATGCAGGTGGCGGAATGGTTATGAGTCCAGCTCAAAAAATAGCAATGGCTAGTAGAATTGCTAAAATGATGCATGGTGGAAAAGTTAAGAAAAAAGGTAAATAATGGTAAAAAAAGATAATTATCCAACATATGATGCGGGTGGGCGAGTTAAAAAAATTGCTAATAAAGATTTAAAATATAGTGGACATAACCCAGGTTATCAAAAATATTTAGATAAACAAGATTTTGGAACAGCATTTTCACTTGCAGAAAAAAGATATGACAAATTTAAATGGCGTGGAAAAGTTTATACTACAGAAACTAAAGACCAAAAAAAGAAGAAGTGATGCTAAGAAAAATATTTATATACGATGACAACACAGGAAAGGTTGTTGAAGCCAATCAAGCACCATCAAAACGTAATAATACAAAAGACCATGTTAACATGAGAACAACGTGGAGCTCTCAAACAAAAGTTGAATTTAGTCAAACAACAATTGACCAAGATATTGCTGATAGGAATGCTAGATAATGGCAACATTAAGCGCACAAATACAAGCATTAGCTGGAACTAATATAACTGAAACAGAATTAGACCAATGGTGTGAAGATGGAGTAAGAGAGCTTGTCAACATGTTTCCTCAAGAACTAAAAAATATGTGTTATACTAAAAACACATTTACTTCTGCCGCTGCAGGTTCCGAAGCAGAAACTATAGCTTCAAAACATATTGGAAGTGTTTATGCTGGAACTGTAAAATGTAGAGAAATAGACCCTAAAGATAAATATAAAGCAGCTGACTCAAGTAGTATGCATTTTGCAACTGCAACTGACCCCGTATATTATGTCGAAGGTGGTAAGCTAAATATTCTTCCAGCATCATCATCTGGCATATATTATTTAATTGCAGACCCGTCAATAAATGCGGATGGAGTAAGTGCTATAGATAATTTTCCAAACGAAGCTGAATATCTTGTTGTTATGTACGCTGCAATAAAAAACCTAGAGCATTTATCTGTAGATGAAGAGGACCCTGAATTATATTTACCTATAATACAAAATTTAAAACAAGATTATGCTCAAGGTATTCAGGCACTAGGGCTTGTGCAAGCTCAACCTCAACAAGGAGCTGGATAATGACAGTTAAAAATATAATAGAACAAATAGAACAACTTTTTGGGCAACAATCAGAAAAATTAATGTTACAATTGCTTAATGATGCTTTAACCGAAATTAGCGGAGAGGTTCAGCATTACACAAGAACATCTAAAACAGATTTAGTTACACATCAAAGATGGTACGAATTAGATAATAAAATGATAGATATTGTTAGAGTTGAGATAAAAGATTCAAATGACAGATATGTTATGATACCAAAGCTAGCAGACCCTCATAAACTATTAAGAGGTGATACAGACGAAACAGCGGAGTCTTTAACTTAATGGCAACAGATAAAAGAACATATCCAAATTCATATTTTTCATGGTATAATGATGATGACAGGTTGGCAATTTTGTGCGAACAAACATCATCTTCTTCAGGAGAAAAAACAAGAGAAAGATACGACTCCTATCAAGGAAGCTCTGTAAGTAACGGAATAAGAATTACATATCATTCTAAGTACGAAACAGCATCAGCAGTAACAGAAGACTTAAAATCAGACTTAGGAGTTGATTCAGGTCTTCATAAATATGTTTTAGACTATATAAAATGCAGAATGTATGAAAATATAGGAAATCTTCAGAATGCTCAGTATCATATGCAAATGTATCAAAGAGGAATTAAAAGGTGGCCACATAGAAAATCTGGAGTAAGGTTTCTATCTGTGCCAAAAATATAGGAGCAGTAAATGGCAACAAATTGGGTTGACGAAGTATTATCAGGAGCTACATCAACAGGAAGTAAAACTATTAGTTTGGCTAATGACCAGGCTTTATCTGTTGCAAATACAAGCTCTGAAAATTTATTCACAGTAACATCAGACACATCAAATGGTGGCTTTACATCAATATTAGGAATTGAGGGCCAAGAAGCTATTTTATTTTTAGGGGCAGACAATGCAGACGATGCAGGAGATGTGTGGCAGATACAAGCAGATGCTTCAGGAAATTTAAAGATTGGAAATAGAACAGTTGGCACAGGAAGTCCAGAAAGAGGCAATACTATAGTAGATGCAATAACTATTGATTCAAGCAGAAATATAAGTGTTGGTGTTGATGATACAGGCTATGATGTAAAGTTCTTTGGAGCAACATCTGGTCAATATATGTTATGGGACGAGAGTGCTGATGAATTAGTCTTGACAGGAGATAGTAAATTATCTTTCCATGATGCTGCTGGTGGGGAAAATATTATAGCAACATCAGATGGACATTTAGAAATAAATGCAGGAACAACTTTAGATATAACAGCCCCAACAGTAGATGTGAATGTTGCAACTGAATTAAATATTGATGGAAATGTAGATTTAAATGGAGCACTTGATGTTTCTGGAGCACTAACAGGAACCGCACTAACTGTTGACAATGTTATTGTTAATGGTACCACTATAGGGCACACAGATGATACAGACTTATTAACTGTGGCTGATGGAAGTTTGACTATTGCAGGAGATTTAATTGTTGCGGGAGGAGTTACAAGCGGAACTTCTTCTTCTGTTCACTCAATTCATGTTAGTGATGGGAGCACATCTTCTATGAACATGGGAAATGAAGCAGAAATCGTTATTACTGACGATGGGATTCCAAGAATTTATTTTGAAGATACTGGTGAAGGCACTAACGATAAGCTTATGGCAATTGCAAACTATCATGAAAATTTTGTCGTACAGTCTCTTGTTGACGATGGAGAGTCTTATGACACTGAAAGCATATTGGTATGTAATAGAGATGGAAGAGTTGGCATTGGAACAAGAACATTTGATAGTAGTGCTGTTAATTATCTAACTATATTAAATGGAACTGAGCCAAGCGCACATACTGACAATCAAATATATATTGGGTCAAAAGATTCTGCTGGAACTGGGACAGACACCTCAGCTACATTAGCATTATTTTGTGAGGAAAATGTTGATGCGACAGCAATGGCATCAGACCCTTCAAGTACATTTACACACAGATTTCCAATCTGGATAAACGGAACAGCCTACTGGATTGCATTAGACCCAGTATAATAAGGAGAAAAAATGGCAGAAAAAATAGACGATAGATTAAAAGATGAGGTTAAATCTTATAATGTATTAAATACAAAAAAGTCTCAAATGGAAAAAGAGCTTGGGGCAATTAATCAAGAAATGCCTAAAATACTTGGTAAAGTTGAATTATTGCAAGATATGAATAAGCCAGAAGAAAAAAAGAAAAAATAATGGATATTTTAAAAACTATGGGAGTTGGGCTGACAGGAATGGGAATTACATGGATTGAATGGTTGCCTGTAGTAATTAGAATAGCTGTTGGAATAGCTTCGCTTGTGTATTTGTTTATTAAAATACACAATGAATTAAAAAAATAGGATTTTATGAATAAAGATAAAGGCGTTGTAAAACGTGTATTCGTAACGCCAGATAAACATTTTCCACTACACGATAAGAAAGCAATAAACGTAGTGAAGAAAGCAATAGAAATAGTAAAGCCTGATGTCTATGTAGACTTAGGTGATGTAGGTGAGTGGCATGGTTGCTCTCATTGGCAATGGAAGAAGAAAAAAAGGCCACCCCTAGAGTATCAGTTACCTTTTATAGAAAAAGACGTTAAAGACGTAAATAAGGGCATGGATTTAATTGATGAGTCTTTGGATAAGGCTAACTGCAAAGAAAAATACATGATTGAGGGTAATCATGACGATTGGATGAATCGATTTGTAGATGAAAACCCTTACTTAACTAAATATAGGTTTGAAGAATGCGTAAAATTAAAAGAAAGAGGATACAATTATTACCAAGCAGGAAAGTATCTCAAGATTGGCAAACTACACTTTTACCATGGCCATCACTTTGCGGGAGTTCAACATACAAGAAATCATCTAATACGTCTTGGAACCAATGTAATGTATGGTCATCATCACGACATACAGCAGAGTTCAGTGACTCATATGGATGGTCAGAAGTCAGCTTGGAGCATTGGATGCCTAAAAGATATGAGAGATGAGCAAAATACGTGGCTTGGTGGAAGACCTATTAATTGGTCGCATGCATTTGCAATTGTGGATTTTTTCTCAAAAGGACAATTTACTGTACATGTGATACAGATAATAGATGGAAGGACCTCATTATGGGGTGAATTGATTGATGGAAAATAAATATGAACGAAGAGGAATTACAGAAACAAGCAGAAGGATTCTTAGGAAACTGGGTATGGTTATTTGTATCTGGAGTTGCTCTTTTATTATTTAAGTCAACGATAGAATCGGTTGTTGAATCGATAAAAATTTTTGCAGGTAAGGATTTGAATACTGACGATGTGGTAATTTTAGATGGAAGGCCTGCTAGAGTAGTAAGGTGTGGTTTTTGGAAATGTACATTTTTTGCTTATGATATAGGCACAGCAGATGGAAAACCATTTGTTAAAGGTGGAACTAAGATACAGATACAAAACGACAAGCTTAAAGACCATGTAATTGAAAGGCCACTACAAATGTTAGATTTAAGTAAATGGGAGGAAAAATAACATGAAAAAAACAGACGCAAGCGCACGTTCTCAAAATATATCTATGGATTGTTTCCATAAAGATACTGAGACTATACAGTTTAAAGATGGCGGCAAAGTTAAATCTCCTGCATGGCAACGTAAAGAAGGCAAGAATCCAAGTGGAGGGTTAAATGAAAAGGGAAGAAAATCTTATGAAAAAGACAACCCTGGTTCAGATTTAAAAGCTCCTCAACCTAAAGGTGGTTCAAGAAAAAAATCTTTTTGTGCTAGAATGAAGGGCATGAGAAAAAGGCAGAAGCCTAGTAACAACACAGGTAAAGATAGATTGTCTTTATCATTAAAAAAATGGAATTGTTAATATGTTGCAAAAAATGGTAATAAATAAAATAATAAGTTTGCTTGCAAAGCAATTTAATTTATATAAAATAATGAAGTACGTTGAAGAACCTAATGATGCTGATAATCGCATATCTGACCTTGAAATAAGGTTGTTTCAGCTAGGCAGAAGATATGAAGAATTAGAAAAAAAAGTTGAATGTGGTAAGTGTGTTAATAAAAAATCAAGGAGAAACAAATGAAGAAAGTCGTTGCAATAATAGTAAAGAATTTATTCAGTGAAAATGTTCTTAAGTCAGTCTTTGTTAAAGTTGGAGACTATTTAGTATCATCTTCTAAAAATAAATTAGACGATAAAGTATGGGCAGTTTGTAAAGATAAATTATTATAAATGGCCAAACAGGAGTACAAGATATTAGAATTTCATGGTGGTTCAAATACTAAGTTTGACCCTAGGGATATTGGTGATAATCAAAATGTTTTTAGCAATTTGTCAGTAAGGAACCCTGGAAGGCTTACAAAAGAAGGGGATGCTAAAAACTTATATGGTAAGACTGATATTAACGGAGCTACTATAGCAGATATAACAACAGCATCGGGAGGATTTGAAAAAGGCTATGGTTTGTTTTCATTCTCTCATGATTACAGTATGGAGTCAACGCCTACAGAAGTTGATACTGACTTTGTTGTAATTAATAATGATGTTGGCATTGACATATATGATGCAAATCAAACATCTGATGAATGGCAAAACGATAAGTTTAAACTAGGCTCAAGAACTGGGGCAGTTAAGCCTGAATATTATAATGTTGATGGAGCTTTAAGAGTATGTGATTCAAATTTCTTGACTACTGATGTTGGAATTAATACAGATTTAGCTGCAACTAAAAATGATGTAAAAATAGGAATAGCCAATTCTGCCGCTATATTGGCAGGAGCTATAATACAAATTAATCAAGAAATTATGTATGTAACAGCTGGAGGAGATTCAGGGGCTGTTGATGAAATAACAGTTATAAGAGGTTTTGCAAATACAAAAATTACATCTCACTTAACAGGCCAAGATATTTATTTTGTTAATGTACCTAAATATTTTGGGCATATAAAGCAAGATAGATTATTTGAATGTGCAACATCTAATTCAGTCAATACATGGGTTGAAGATATTCAAACTCCACAACCACCAAACAATACAAGATTTTCTTCAGGAACAGGAGCATCATTGGCTTCAAGTGTTGGGAGTCAATCATTAAGAATATATGATATAGCTGAAGCCTCAACCTTAAATTACCCATCAGAATCTGAAAAAGTTATTCTTGAGTTTGAAGAAGGTCAAGCTGATGTTGGTATTACAAAAGTAGAAAACGTAGACCTTACACATGTAAAATTTACAACAAGTGGGTATGGCAATAACGCATCAGGAGGAAATAAATTAACTGAAGGAGAAGAAATAACTTTAACAAATATGCAAGGCATTTCGTCTGTTTTTGAAAATACATACACAATAATTGGAGTAGACACAACATCTTTTACAGTGGAAGTTAGCTCATCTATTGCAAATACAGCTCTCGACTACTCTGGAAGTGCTTATGTAACTGCAATTGCAGATTGGTATGACCATAGTGAGTCAGGAGAAATTGACAATGCTTTAGGTGTAAATGTTGGTGCAACAGAACTACCATCATCTGCAGGCACTATCTACCCAATACATATAACAGGAGAAACAGGGATAAATGGCTTTAACGGTATATATGAAGCAAGAGCGATAGATAATAATGATTTATATATTATAAGTAATTTACATGGAAGTCATGCATCTGGAACAACTAATGGACAAGTTCAACAATTAATAGGTATAGCACGACCATCTGAATCAGGTGCAATAAATCCTGATTTAAAAAGAAAATGGAATTTTGCAATGTCATTTACGTATGATGGCCCAGCTCAAGAAGTTCAAGAATCATTGTTGACAAATGGACATACTGTATATGCATCAAAAAGAAATGACAATACTACTAATACATTAAGAGTAGATATAAGCGATAGTGATGAAACTATTGAAGTTGACGATACAACAAATATTTCTGTAGGCGATATTATAATGCTTTCTAATGAGCAGATGAAAGTTCTTAGTATTACAGATGAAAACACCTTAGAAGCAACAAGAGGTGTTAATGGAACTACGGTAGATACTGATATAGCTGCAGATACTCAAATATATATAATTTCAGAATTAAGCTCTACAGCAACGGTTGATTGGACTAATTTTGCAGGAGTTCCTAGTTGCATAATTAAAACTTTATATAATTATGGAGATGGCTCTGGTAATTTTTCTTGGAATGCAAGAATTAATGGTTTTAAAATATATATGAAAGACGTAACTGAAGAAAATGAATCAAAAGAATGGCGATTATTTTCAGAAGTTAATTTTAATAAGGGAACATATATATTATTTGCAGCAGGAGATTCAGAGCTCATACTTGAACAACCTGGAACTTGGGCAGATGATGGAAAGGTTTGCACCATATCAGTAGGAACAGAATTAACAATAAAACCTATTGATACATACTTATCAGAAAATTTATTTACAGAACAAACAATCATTGATGCACAATATAAAGTGGCTGAAGTTGTGGGAAGAAGGGTGTATATAGGCAATATTAAGCAGGGGGGCAGAACTTACCCTGATAGAATGTTAAGAAGCCCTGTAAACAAGTTTGATACATTTCCTGAAACAAACTTTATTGATGTTGCGGTTGGAGATGGAGATAGAATAACAGCACTTAAATCATTTGGTGACAGATTATTGCAATATAAAAAAGATAAAGTTTATGTAATTAATGTTTCAGGGGGCTCTGAAGTATTAGAAGCAGAATACCCAAATGCAGGTGTTGCAAAACCATCTCAAGTTGTAAAAACAAATTTAGGAATTGCCTGGTTTAATCCATCAGGTTTATGGTTTTTTGATGGTCAATCAATTCAAAACTTAACACGCAACATTGAAGGCAATCAATATCCTGACCATGAGGCCAATATTGGAATTATTGGATTTGATAAATATACTAATAGAGTAATATATACCCCAAGCATAAGCAATGGCCTTGGAACTGTTTGGTATATGTACGACCTAGAGCTTAAATCATATCAAAAACATTATTTAGGGGATTTGTTTCCACATGGAGAGTCAGGAGCCAATCATTACACAAACATGATTACAGACGCTGATGGCAACTTAATAATAGGTTTTGTAGATAACGCAACTCCTACTGAATTAAATTTTTATCAATGGAGCAATAATGCCTCTGAAGGACAACCTGTTGTCACTACGTTTGGAGTTTGGAAAAGCAAAGATATTGACCTTGCGAGCCCTGCGATAAATAAAAAAATATACAAAGTTTATGTGACTTACAAGTGCACAGGACACTCAGGTGTCAAGATGACATATGCTACTGACGGAAGTGCAAGCTTTTCAGGAACATTTGCAGCAAACACCAACTATGATGCAGAAACTTTTTCTACTAATGGCACGCACACAGGTTTTAAAAATACAGATGGAGCGTGGGCAGTTGCAGAATTAAAGCCCTCTTCATCAATTAATAATGTTAAAAGTATACAATTATTTTTAGAACATATACAAATAGCAACAGGAACTGCAGCCGCAGGAAGTAGCACAACAATTCAGCTTGCTGGAACAAGTACAGATGCAGACATTTACAATGATTATAATATAAATATTTACGGTGGAAACGCACGATATAATACATCTAAAATAACTGATTATGCTGTTAACAGAACTGCAACTGTTGCTACTATGACAGATAAAGGATATGATAACGCAGCAGCAAGTGGGTCTAAATATATATTAGGCGCAATGGCTACAGATTTTGAAATAAACGATATTACAATTATATACAGAGCCAAAAGAGTTAAGTAATGCCAATAAGAAGTAGCTCTACAACAAGAAATCTTGAGGCAAGAAAATCATCTATTCCTACAATAGGTAAAGGCAAACCCTTAGATGCAAGAGGAAATGAAGGAGATATAGCCTTTAGACGCACTTCAGAGGGCTTAAAACTATACATTAAAGCAAATCATAAATGGCATGGAATTAAAGTTGGAGAATCATTTGATTCATTGGAAGAAAAAGTTAATGAAATCAAATCTAAAGTTGACACCATAAAACAATTTAGATTACCATCAACATATTCAGTTACGGGTGACTTTGTGCTTGACGCATCAGGAGATATTGAGTTAAATGCTGATGGAGCAACTGTAACTTTCAAAGATAACACAGTAACTAATTATACATTTGAAGGTGGGTTAAATCCTGTAATGACAATGAACTCATTGAGTGTTGGTGATTCTTTTAGCATTACTCTCGCTGGTTCTGGCGTAGCTACACTGGCCACTGTAGATAGTAGCTCTGATGAAGGCCATTTAGTCTTAGATGCTGATGGAGATATTCATCTTGATGCTGTATTGTCAGGTGTAAGTGACAACATAGCATTTA